CTCCATTCTTACAATATCTTCTTTTCGGTATATTTTATTAGCTTGCATCATATTTTTACAAAACTCGCGTGCCTTACCACTTTTACCACCTGTCTTACCAGCATAAACATAACGTGTAATAAATTTAATACCGTCTATAACGTCATCTTGTGAACTTTTGGCATTAGGAAAGGCAGTACCTGTACTTACAAGGTTTATTAATCTATCTTTTAAACTCAACTTCGTTTTTATGTCGCTTGAAAGTAAAGTGTTTTCGTCCTCATCAGTATCGTAGTCAACTTCAAATTCGTCAATAAGCAACCAATCTTCTTTTGGTGTTTCGCCTAATTCAATAAGTTGTTTACCTACATAGTCACCACTTAATTCTAAACCTGTTTCTTCTTGCACTTGTTCTTCAGTAGCTGCGTTTTCTAAATCGGTAAATTCTAAAGGTTTTAACGTTCTAAAAAACAAATTAAGGCTTACACCATTGAAAGCTAAAATATGTTCAAAGGCATCAAGTAAAAGTTCTTGAAAAGGTAAAATACAAAGGTTGTTAAATAATATAAAACTGTCTTTTAGTTCGTCACTATTTGAACTAAAACCACTTGAATTACTTGCTATGCCGAAGAGGAGAGGTGACGTAATATTGTGGCTTAACATCACTTTTGCCGTGCATTCTTGCGCTAAAGCTGAATACAAGTCTGGCGCGTCATTTACTGGCATTGCGTCAACTGTCGTTCTTGATTCGGCATTGTTGTTAAAAGCAACTATTAACTTTTCGCCATAAGTACCTGTAAGTTGATTAAGAACTTTAGACTTTATCATATGTTGTTGTTCTTCACTTGGCACACCATTATTAAAGTTTACAACCGTTCTACCACTAAAACCATTGTTTACTTCGTTAATTAAATATTTAGAAATGTCTTCTTCTAATTGTGCATAAGGTAAACCACCGTAATAGTCAACTAAAGAATAATATTTTTGACCTACTGAATAAGGCTTTATGAAATAAATTTCAATAGCTTCATTAGAACAACCAAAAGCTGGTATTCTTTTAGGCTTAAACTTTTTAGTGTCTTGCCAATTATCACAATAGTAATAACCTTCTATTTTGCCGTCTTCGTTGCATTTTTCGGCGCGTAATAACTGAACTGGTACGTGGTGAACTTGTGCAATTTTTTTACGATCTTTCGTGTATATGACTTGAACTGCACATTGTCCTAACATTTTTAAGTCACAAGCTAATTTACGAACGCAATCATTGTGAAACAAAGCTTTCATTTGTGCGTATTCTGAAGGCTTTCTTGACGCGTCTGTAGCACTTAAGCCTTTACCATATATTAAACGGCTTACGTTGTTTATAATTGCGTTATTCGTCGTACTATTCGTGTATCTGTCGATTAGAAATTGGTAGAAGTCGTTTTTTTCTCCGTATTCTACCCATTCTTCGCGTGCTGCCTCTTTTATAACAGGTGCTTCGTAGTGGCTTAATTCTAATAAGTGTATATTATTACTCATAAATAATAAATTCGTTGTTTGACGTTTTACTAACAAATTCGCCATTGTTTATAGAATACGTTGCAACAGGTTGGTTAGTGCAAAATATTCTGTCTTTGTGTACTATTTCAGTTCCGTTTTTTAGTTCAAGTTTGTAGAAGTGGTTTTCTTTAATACTAAAGGTTGCGTTTATAGTATCTACATAATCACCTTGTGTACTTGAAGTAATTGTAACTTCAGAAGTAGTGTTCGTGTTTTCGTCAGTTATATACATAGAATCGTAAACTTGACTTCTTGGTATAAAGCTAAAAGTTTGTTCGCTTGCCGATTCTTGTAGTATTATCATATATATATAACTTAAAAAGTGTGAATCTGTTTTTATTTCAATAAAAAAGGCACTCCGAAAAGTGCCTCTTGTTATGAAAGGAATATAAGAAAGAATCTTAAGAAGTAACAATAACTGCGTCAGTACCAGCACCGTCTGCAAATGCAGTTGCAAGTGCAGCTTCAGTAGATACATCAATAAAGTTAGCTGGCAATTCTTCTTGTGCCGTGAACGTCAATGAATAACCATTGAAGTCACCTAAAGCAGCACCTGTAGAAATTTCTCCAGCACTTACGTCAGCACCTTGATCTAATCCCATTAAAAAGAATTGGTCTGTCATTGTACGAATAACAATTCTTGGTCTACCATAAGCCAATAACTTCACGTTTTTGTGTGTAGCAAAATCTTGTCTTTTAAGGTTAGCTACTAAAGTTTGTTCAAAGAAAGTAGTACCATTGTCACGACTTGAATTAATAGAAGTAGTGAAACTGTTTGCAGTAGACTTAAGTTCATACTTGTAAATTGATAAAGCCGAAGCTGGTTGCCACGTATCAATTACGTCAGTATTTGTTGCGTCATAAACTACATCATCACTATCTAAATCGTCAAAATTAATGAAATAGATTGCCTTTAAACCACTAACCGAATCTTTGCATTGTTCAATTCTACCATTTGTAATATCACAAGACATATTTTAAAGTTTTATGAACAAAAAAAGGAGAAGGCATTTTACCTCCTCCTTACTTCGTTCTGGTTAATATTATGAATAAAGAACTATGTCTGAACCGATACCGTACTCAACACCAGCAGCCATTCTCATAATAACTCTTACGTTATCAGAACCGTCATACTGTGAAACGTCAATCACTCGTGCTTCTTGTGTGTCACTTAATAGTGAACAACCAAAGAACAAGTTAGAAGTTTGTGCAGCCATTGCCGTGTTAGCAGCAAGACCTTCAGCCAAGAATAGTGGAATACCGTCGAAAGACAAAGCAGCACCTTTACCGTACCACATAGTACCTTCGTTGTTTACACCGTTAGCACCGATAGTAGCTTGGAAACCTCCGAGAGAACGCACATAAGCCGCCATTATGTTCCTTGAAACATAAATTCTTGTATCTTCTTTAGCGTAGATATTCGTGTTTGTGTTCATTGAATCAACAATTTTACCTAACTCGTCAATTACGTTACCAGCGTTTACTGTAGTTGCAGTAACGTCATTTACGTCTGCGTCTGCAGCAGCTAAAGTAACAAGACCAGCAAACTGTCCTGAAGTGGCTTGTACACCTCTCCAAATGTTTACTTCCATTTCAGCAGCAACTTTAGAAGCAGCATAAGCTAAAAGATAATCTTCGAAAGATTTTGGTAATTCGTCAAACGATGAAAAACCCATTTCAGAAGCTTGCCAATTGCTATGAAACTGGCTTCGGCAAATTTGCATATTTAACTGATAATCAAACACTTCGAGTACCTTCTCGCTCAAAGAAACGGTTGAACCCGTTTCGTCAAAGTTACAAGATGCGTCAGCTAATAAAGTTGAAGTTGTTAAGTTTTGTAGCACTTCTTTGTGCTTAATGTTCGGCATTACAGTAATACCGCCTTGGTCGATTGTAGGTGCAGACAATAAGGCTGCGGAAATATATTTGCCCGCAAATTCGCCATTGTAACTGCTACCTGTAATTGTTGGCTCTGCCATAATTAAAAAATATTAGTTATTAAAAAATTTATTTACTTATTTATTCTTTTTAGAACCGTGTCCATTATGTTTCTTGGTCGGTTCTTTGCGAAGTTAAATTTCTCCGTGTTTTCTTCATTTTCTGGGTTGTAAGAAATAGGCTTTGCAGCTGGTTCTTCATTTGAAAGTTCTACTTCGGCAACTTCTTCAGTAGTAGTTTCTACTTCGTTAGTTACTTCTTCGTTTGTAGTTTCTACCACTTCTTCATTCGTGTTTTCGTCACTACTTAAGGTTTCAAGTTTAGCTTTTAATTCTGCATTTTCTTTTTTCAAGTTTTCAATTTCAGTAAAGAAAGTTTCTTTAACGATTGATTCAACTGTCTTTTTAATTGGTCTTGATTCTTCTGCCATTTCTTCTTCTTTTTCTTCGTAGTCTTTTTTAGCTTCTTCTTCAACAACTTCTTCTTCTTCTTCTTCTTTAGCTTTGATTTCAGAAATTAAACCTTCTTCAGTAACTACTAAAACTTGTTCGCCACCTTCCATAATATATTCACCTACAGGTAATGGTATCATTTGTTCGTCTTCTGTTACGATCATTACTTCGTTATCTGGTGCAAATTCATCAGCTTCTATAACTGTTACACCGTCTTCTAATTTACGTTGTTCAAGTTTAACTTCCATTCCTAAAAGTTCTTTTACTTTGTTTAGTATAGTTCTATTATTCATAATTTATTTTATTATTCGTGTTTATTTAGGATATTGATTTTCTTAAATTATCTTGTGCTTTTTTGTATTTAGCAATAGGTAGTTTAATACCTAAATCTCTTGCAGCCGCTTCAGCTTTTGCCAAATTCTTATCAAATACTCCTAAAATACTTTGTGCTTTTTTAACTTTTGGCGCTTTGCTTTTTTCTGATTTTTCTATTTCGGCAGAACGCTGGTTAATATTATTTGTATTATTTTCTAAAGCTTCGTCTGCTTGTTTTCTTTTGTTTTCTATTTCTTCAAGCTTTCTTTGTGCTTCAAAAAATTGGTCGTCTAGTTTTTCGTAATTTGCACCAAGTTTACTTCTCTCTTTTTGTAGTTTATCAATAGTTTTTTGCATATCTTGAATACGCTTGTCATCGTCTTTAATACCTTTTACGATTGCGTCACTATCTTGTAATGCTTTGTTTAAGTCGTCTACTAAAGTAAGTTCAACTTTTTGTGAAGCTAATTCTGTTCTTCTGTCGCTTTCTGCGATTTTGTTTACTACGTTTTTAAGAATATTCATATCTATATAACTTTAATTTAAATTGTTTGTTGCATTTTCGTGTTTATGTAGAAGCTAAACAAGTGTCACAATCGGCATACAATTCTACACTATTTAGTAATAAACCAGCACCGCCACCTTCACTTAAAATAGTGTAACAACCGTTGTGATGATTGTTAGCAAAACTTAAATAATAGACGTTGCCTACTACTAAAGTACTACCGTCAATATGTACGTGGTGTGTATGTCCGTTGTCACAACGTTCTACTAAATATCTATTTGCACT